CGTAGAGTGAGTACAGGGGGGAAACGTAGTCGCCTGGATACGGGGAACGAAATTTCCTCGTCAATGGCGTATACGTCTCAAAGAAATGCCCCGCATATCCGCGCCTCCGGCACTTCGCCGGCAACTGCTTCGGGTACTCGTCAGAGACAAGATGCCCGTCGCCGTAGCCGTCTGGCCCGTAGATACGCAGTTCGCGGGGAATCGCTCGGAGCACAGAGGCTGCTCGCGCCAGGTCAAACCGGCGCTTGTACCAATTGTGCAACACAAAGAGCGATCGGCTCGACACCAATTGTTTCTGGTAGAAGGGCCGCACGTTGATACCATTGTAGTAGTCGCACCCACATGATTCTCGGAAGGGTCCACTGGAGTAAGACTTTGTGCGGTTAAGTAAGAACCCGCACGCCTCCAAAACCCAGCCTACTTCTTCGTAACTGGACGAGGGACATATGATGTCGTCCCCGTACACTTGCACGACCCCGCCGTCGTCTCCGACGGTGGATCGCGTAAGCGCCCAGAAAATCAGGGTTTCCAGGGGGAATGTAAAACCGTTCCCCATTGAAGAAAACTTCTCGAGTGCGATAGTCTTGCCCTTGTAGCTGACCTCCGATGTTCTGAAGGCACATAGCAACTGGTACCAGTCTTCCGGTAACAGAGCGCGAACGAGTTCGCGAGCTATCAAGTCGCTGGCAGAGGACAGGTCGATGGTGGCCAAGTCTCCAAACAGTGAGCCAAGTAATGCAAGCTCCTGATTTAGGACCTGGTTTCTTATATCAACCCCTACAGAGCGCAATAGCCTGGCTATGTAATCGCCGAGGCCAGACTGTACGAACCCATTTAGACCGGGCTCGATAACAATCGACCTATAGGTTTTTGCGTTCTTTGGAACAAATGCTAGCTTCCCGGCGCACAAGCGCACGGAGAGCGTTTCCACCAACCAGCCTTCCTCATCAATAGACCATGCGCTGTCAAGCGCATGCCCCCAGTGAGGTACCTCCCTTAGAAGTTCAGGAAGGAGGCCAGAGGCGTACACATCTGCACTACACTCGAACCCCGCCGCCATCTTGACGGTGGGATTCGAATCCGTTCTTTTTATAGAGACGGTCGCTCCAGGCCCGAACGCCAACTTCAGATCACTGAGTCTCGGGGCTTTCCCGAGGACGCGGCGGATTTTTCGCCGAGCGGCAAGGATTGCACGCTCCAGACGCGGCAGGGCTGAGACCTTACCGAGTCGACGCATTCTAAAAAACTCGTTAACCTGTTGGCATCGACGCTCGGACTCTACGAACTTGGCGAATGCGACGGCTTCTTTGTCGACTCCTATCTCTAGGGCCTCTAGCTTCGTGAAGAAGCCGAGCGCCTGGCGAGCTTCGAGTACTGACGAAGGGCTAGCATTCAGATTATAGTCAAGCTCGTACG